AGCGGCTATGAGAGCCGGGAGTAAGAAGTATGTTCCTGTAGCCTGGCCACACGATGCACATAAGGCTGCCAGAAAATCCGGGGTTCAGATAGCGCAGGAATACAGGGATGAATATAACTGTATTATGTTGCACGACCACTCAACACATCCTCCTGCTGATGGTCAAAAAGAAGGAGAAGGTGGTAACTCGGTAAATGCCGGGCTCCTTACTATATATAACAGGATGGAAGAGGGCAGGTTTAAGGTATTTAGTCATCTTTCTAAATGGTTTGAAGAAAAGGGTACATATCATACAAAAGACGGTAAAATAGTAGCGTTTAATAATGACTTAATGGATGCGACAAGATATGCGATAATGATGTTAAGATATGCTGAGGCAATGAGAATTAAACATAAGCAAGTTACCAGTAGTGAATTGGGCTATGCGCCTGACATATATTAACAAAATTAGGAGAGTTATATTTGGACACAGATTCAATATTCCATATTAAATATCAATTTTTCTCAGCAGAGGTTAGTATCCCTAAAGACTTAAAGAGAGCAGAAGATGAACCGTCAGACGAATTTATGGTTTCTGTTAATGCACAGAGTGTTGATGATACAGCTATTCATATAGAATTAGATTCTGGTTATCATAACACTAATCCTATTGGTATAGCAATGGAAGATCGAGATGCAATAGCATTTGCAAAAGCAATCCTTCATCTTGTTTCTTTAAGAAAAGAATATAATCGTGTAAAAGCAATTAAGGAGTAAATTATGAGTTCATTAGGAAGAATTTTTTCAGCACCAAAAAGAGACAGGGCTGCGGAAGCTGCGAAACAGAGAGAACAGGAACGTCTTGAGGCTCAACAGATAAAAGAAGCTGCTGAGGCAAAGAAAGCAGGGGAGCTTGAATTTGCACAGAAAGCAAGTGCTAAACGTAAGCTAAGAAGGCGTGGCGGTGCAGCGAGAACAGTTATTAATGAGGGTGGCGCATTGGGCATAAGCGGTGGTGGTCAGATACAGAGTAAGACTTTATTGGGAGCTTAACCTTTAGACAAGTGTTCGCACATGCGAAATTATGGCAAATGACAACGAAGCACAACAAGACATAGCAAGATTCAAGAAGCTTGATGGTGACAGGCAGAATAATAAGAATGTATGGCAGGATATTTCTGGCTATATTCTTCCACGTAAAGCTGACATTAAGTTTAATCGGTCAAGAGGACAGGAGAAGATACGTAAACAATTCGACTCTACTGCTCCTAATGCACATGAGTTACTTGCATCTTTTCTATCCGGAACACTCACATCTACATCTATCCCTTGGTTTGGTATAAAGGCGAAAGACCCACAGGTAGCAGCTATTGACGAGGTAAATAACTGGACTGATGCTGTTTCCAGGCGAATGTTAGAGGCGTTTAATGAGAGTAATCACAGGCTTCAGGCACACGAAGAATTTCTTGATTTAACCTCATTCGGTACGGCTCTTACTATACAGGAGAGTCTTGACGATTCAAAGCCTTTTGAAGAACTGGTCTTTAAGAATTACTTCATTCAGGACTTCGTTATCGCTGAAAACTCAAAGAGCCTTGTAGATACCGTTATAAGGCGTTTTAAGTTTACCGCGAGACAGGCAAGGCAGGAGTGGGGTAAAGAGAGATTAACTAAAAGTATCAAGGAAGCGTTACAGGAAAATAACTTTGAAAAGCAATTTTTGTTCTATCATGTAATAAAACCAAAGGCTGATACCGGGAAAAAGATTAGCTCTGAACTTGAATATACTAATTTTATCATATGTGATAAGGATAAAGAATATATTCAGGATGATAAAGGCTACCACGAGTGGCCTTGTACAGTGCCGAGATGGGCTCATACGTCTGATGATGTATGGGGATATGGTATAGGACATAAGGTGTTGCCTGATGTAAGGGTTGTAAATAAGGTTATAGAGCTTATTCTTGCGAGATGGCCTAAAGACATAGACCCACCGCTTCTTACTCCGGAGGGTATGCCTAAGCTTGATTTAAGGGCAGGTAAACAAAATAGTGTTCCCAGGGCAATGATTGAGGCTGTAAAACCGTTATTAAGCAATAAAGATGCTCAATCTAACCAGATAAGCCTTGAGAACCGGGTTGACCAGATTGAGAAGGCGTTCTTTACAAATCAGCTTCAGATGCAGAAACAGGCTCAGATGACCGCAACAGAGTCTACTATTATATTTGAACTCATGGAACGTATGATGGGACCTGTTCTTGGAAGGAACGAAGTAGAGATATTTACACCGAGGTCTAATAGAGCGTTTGGAATAATGAACAGGGGTGGTGCGTTCAGGGATATACCTCTAAGCGAAGAAGCTCTTAAGAGTATTGTAGGTAATATTAAGGTAGAGTTTATTGGTCCACTTGCAAGATCACAGAAGCTCAAAGACGCTCAGGCTACATCTCAGTGGATAAGAGAGTCTGTAGAGGCTTCGACTACTACAGGAAAAGTAGAGATACTTGATTATATTAATTGGGATGAATGGGTACAGGAAAACGGTAGAGGTAAAGGTGTTCCGGAAAGCTTGATTGTAGATGATGCGGATGTTGAGGAAATCAGGGAAGAAAGAGCTCAAAGGATAGCAGAGGCACAGGAAAAAGAAGATGCTAAGGACTTAGTCGATGCAGCAGGTAAATTAGGTAAAATAGGGGGTGGAGATGCTGAAGGACAAGTCGCATGATGATTTAGGCGAGATATACTTACAGACGTTTGCTACATCTGGTGGACTGGAAATACTCGCTGATTTAAAGCGTACTTTTTACAATACGTCTAGTTTTGGTAAGAAGCAGGATGAAGTACTGGCAGACGGTTACAGAAGAGATGTAGTTCAGCACATAATAGACAAGATGTATGGAGTAAATAAGAAAGCAGCAGCACAGATTATGCTTAATGTAGATTGTGTTTAATTTTTTAAATAGGGGGTAAGACAATATGGATGCAATAGTAGAAGAAGGTGGATTTGCTAACATGGATGCGTTTAGGGACTCGTTAGATGAAGAGTTGCGTAACGAACCAATAATCAAAAACTCAAAGGATATGGGTAGTATTGCCAAGATGGCGGTTGATAATCACCGTATGGTAGGACAGAAAACAGAAGAGTTTATTAGCTCTATACCTGCAAATGGTGATGACCCGGCAGCAATAGATACGGTGTATGGCAAGCTTGGTTGGCCCGGTGCAGAGGGTCAGTACGAAGTAGAGCGACCTGAAGCAGTAGAAGGGCTCGATTACTCTGAAGAACAGGAGGCATCGTTTCTTGAGGCTGCAAAGGAAATGAGGCTTAATGGTACACAGGTAAATAAGCTTATTGCAATGCAGAATGAGTGGCAGAAAGCTCAACTTGCACAAGACCTCGAAGCTGCGACTAAGGCGAATGACGCTCTTAAGGCTGAATGGGGCGATAAGTACGAAGCGAATAAAAACGAAGTTAAGGCTATTTTAGAGAAATCAGGTGATGAAAGCCTTGTAAAGCTATTTAACGAGACTGAGCTTGGTAGTCATGCAGGGTTTGTTAAGCTGATTCATGCACTTGGTAAGGGTTCGATAGAAGCAACGGCTCCGGGTAAGGGCGACCCTGCCGATGCAGGTGCAGTAAAGAAAAACGAAGCACTTGATAAGATTGCTGCAAATTACCAGGACACGAAGTTTATGGATGCTTACAGTGATAAACGACATGAAGATTACGAGAAAAATCAGCTTGAAATGGAAGAGTTACACCGTATAGCTCATGGCGAAGCGGTAGTTGGATAAATAGGTTGTTCCGGGCTACTCCGTAAGGAATCCGGATATATTGCAATAATATTGCACGCTGGTAACGTAATTACAAGGGAAATCTGAAGTAGGGGCGACAGGCTACTTTCCGACAAAAGAGGGTTTAATTCTAGTCTTTTATCGGGAGGATAATATGTCACATGAAATTACAGTTGCCAGAGTGCAAAAGTTCAAAGCGGATGTTATACATCTGGCGCAGCAGAGAGGTAGTGTAGTAAGAGATTTCATACAGCTAAAAGAAGATGTTGTTGGAATGTCTACGTTTTTTGAAAGAGTAGGTTCTTCTGAAATGGTCGATGTTTCTACAAGGCACGCTGCTTCGCCTCAAAGAGACACACCACACTCAAGAAGGCGTGTTAATCTCGTTACCTCAGATTGGGGAGACTTGATTGATAAGGCTGACCAGAGGCGTGTTAAAATCGACATACTGGCTGCATACACTCAAACAGCAGCTTGGGCAGCAGGTAGAAGGTTTGATAAGCATGTTATTAACGCTGCTACCGGGAACGCTCTTGGTGATGAAACTGGTAGCACTACAGTAGCTTTACCTGCAACTCAGAAAGTCGCTGTTACCGTTGGTGGTGGTGGTTCTGATGTAGGTCTTAATATGGATAAACTCTTAAGGGCGAAAGAAATCCTTGACGACAACTATCCTAATGACGCTGAAATGCGTTCTGTTCAGAGAATTATTCTTCTTCATTCCAGGCAGCTTAACCGAGACTTGATGCCTGATGATAAGATCGGTTCTACTGATTATAACACTCTGAAGGCTCTCTCAAGAGGCGAGCTTAAGGAGTATCTTGGTTTCCGGTTTATCTTAACTGACCAGCTTAATACTGATGCTAACTCTGACAGGCAGGTTATCGCTATGAGAGCAAATGGTGTCGGGCTTGGTATCGGTGAAGAGATGGACTTGGAAGTTGCTAAAGACCCTGCGTTCAGATTCTCTACAAGAGTCTTTGTAGAAATGGATATGGGTGCTGGAAGAGTTGAAGAGGAAGCCGTTGTAGAAATTGCATGTGACGAATCGTAATTGTCATAAGTAGGGTTCAAGTACCCACTTTACGTCAATTATTTTAGAATCAAATAACATTTTTATCGGGAGGATTTTATGAAATTTAAGCATTTTTTAATGGTGTTTATCGCTCTGTTTTTCATTGCGATTGAATGTCAGGCTGCTACGCTTGATTCCGACTTGATGACAAACCGCAATGCGAGTCCTGTTGTCAATAACAATCCTAATGTGGATGGTGGTACGGTAAGGCGTATTAGGTCTAGTTATACCTTTACAGGTAGCGAGGCTTCTGCTGACGTTATTCAAATGGCGCAAATACCTAAAGGGTCTGTGATCTTACGAGAACAGTCTACTATTAAATGGGGTAATATGGGTGGTACGGTAACTGCTGAAGTCGGTGACGTATTTGACCCGGACAGGTATTGTTCTTCTATTGCGATGGGAGAATCGTCTATCTTCCGGAACCTTGGAACTGATACAAACTTTACCGAGGCTTTAGGTGCTAATGGTACTTATACATCTGTGGCGGTTGGGACGTCTACCTCTGATGATACAGTAGATGTAACGCTTACTACTGTGACTAATGGTGCAACAGGAGCAGTTATGTACATGGAAGTTGTATACGTTTCTAGTGGGTAAACTTCATTGCTCACCCCCTAGTGATGCGTGAAGCGGTGGAGGGGTACTTCTGGTATCCTTCCACTACCTTTTAAACCAAATATAAATTATGCCTATATCAAACAGTAAAATAGCGAGTATGGCACTTATCGAAATCGGTGTAGAGCCGATAGATAATCTCAATGACGAGAATGAACGTGCTAATATAATGGATAAGATTTATGACCAGACGGTTGATGAATTAATCGAGGGTTATCAGTGGAACTTTGCAATGGAAAGACAGTTACTTGTACAGAAAGCAATTACTACTGCACAGGCGTTAGAGTTTACTACTGCGTGGCAATTACCGACAAACCCATATTGTCTAAGAGCAACAGAGATGATTAACTCTGAGGATGATTGGAAGGTAGAAGGCAGGACATTGCTTACTAACCTTTCTGCTGTGACTATTAAATATATAAAGAGAATTACTGACCCGGTACAGTTTACACCGAGTTTTATAGGAGCATTGGTTCCATTACTGGCATCAAAAGCAGTATTACCTCTTAAACAAGATGCTAAAGCTAAGGAGGCTCTGTTTGGACTTCATCTTGAAATGCTTAATAAGGCAAAGGCAAACGATGGACAGGAAGGTACTGCTGAGGATTTCGTTAGTTCGGAACTGACAGATACGAGATTTCAAACTGGTGGGTAAATGAAAATAAGATTATTTATATTATCACTTATCGTCTTAAGTGCAAATATAGCATCTGGTGATGTTATACAAAAGAGGATTACGTCATTTTCTGCCGGAGAACTAGGACCTAAGATGATGGCAAGGGTAGACTTTGCCAAGTATCAGAACGGCCTTGAGAAGCTGGAAAACTTCATTCTCTTGCCACAGGGAGGTATTCAGTCAAGAGCAGGGCTTAGATATGTAGCAGAGACAAAAGACAGTACTGTTCAGTCAAGATTAATCAGGTTTATCTTCAGTACTTCAGATGCGTATATCTTAGAGTTCGGTAATCAGTACATAAGGTTTTATAAGGGCGGCGGACAGATTCAAAGCGGTGGAGTTCCGGTTGAAGTAGCTACGCCATACCTTACTTCAGACCTTCCTAATCTAAAGTTCGCTCAATCAAATGATGTAATGTACTTGGTTGATGGCAGAAACTCTATCAGGAAACTATCAAGAACAAGTGATACGGCATGGACTTTGGCTACTGTTCCTGGCGACCCACCACCATCATTCCAGAAAGCTATAGATTTAAGCGAAACACTTACTCCGGGTGCTACAACAGGTAATGATGTAACCTTTACAGCAGGTAGCGCGATATTTCTCGCAGCAGATATTGATAAGGAGATATTATCATCTGGTTCGGTTGCGGTTATAAAGACAGTTGGGGCAGGAGCAGGTGGTACAGATACGGTAACTGCTGATATTACGACTGACTTTGCAAGTACAGACCCGATTGCTTCAGGTGATTGGACTCTGTTCGGTAGTCCTGCTGCACAGATAACTCCTGATAAACAGGGTCCGGTAGGTGGTAGTGTAGGGCTTACTCTTGATATTGAAGGGTGGAGGTCTACAGATGTAGGTAAGTTTGTAAAAGTAAGCAATGGATATATAGAGCTTAATAACTTTACATCTACTACTGTAATGAATGGTATTGTAAAGCGAGTGCTTGATAATACTACAGCAGTTGAGGCAGGGCTTTGGACTCTTAATGATAATTCATGGAGTAGTGACAATGGGTTTCCCAGGGCGATTGCGTTTCATGGTCAGGGATTATGGCTTGGTGGAACTACGGCTCAACCGAGAAATATATGGAGGTCATCATTTACTGACTTCGAGGATTTCAGTCCGGGCAATAATGACGATGATTCGATAGATAAGCAGGTAGCTACGAGGGACCCTATATTATGGTTTTCTTCGTTTAGGGATTTGGTTGTAGGTACTCAAGGTGCAGAGCTCTTACTTGGTGCAAGTCCTACTACTCCATTAACGCCTACCAGTGGCGATATAGTGCCTCAGACAGAGGAAGGTAGTAAAGACATACAACCTATTAACGTAAGGGGTGTGACGCTCTTTATAGAACGTGCAGGAAAGAAGCTTAATGAGTTCTTATTCTCATTTAATATAGACAAGTTCGATATTACTGATTTGACAGTACTTGCAGATCATATATCAGGTGATGGCGAGTTTACTGAGATGTCGTATCAGAAAGAGCCTCATTCTATCGTATGGTTTGTAAGAGATGACGGTGAACTTGCAGGGCTTACTTACTTAAGAGAACATCAGATAGTGGGCTGGCACAGGCATACTACTAACGCATCGGGTTTATTTGAAAGTGTAGATACAATACCTATTTCCGGAATAGACCAGACATGGGCGATTGTAAATAGAACAGTAAATGGTTCTACTGTCAGAAATGTAGAGTATTTCGATGAAACAGCACATGGTACTCATTCTTCATGGCTATGGGATAGGCTGACTACTGACAGTTCGGTTGTTTATTCCGGGTCTGAGATAACTGTAATGACCGGGCTTGACCATCTTGAAGGCGAAACAGTAAGGGTATTATCTAATGGTATGATTGACGGTGAGCATGTAGTTACTAATGGACAGATAACACTAAACTTCGCAGGTACAGAGACAGAGGCAGGGTTAGCATATACTCCGGAAGCTACTACGGTAAGGCCTGATGTAGCAGGTTTAGTGGTGAGAACAATACAGGGTAAAGAAGCGATGTGGTCTAAGCTTACTGTGAGACTACTTGATACGCTTAATGGAACAATAAACGATAAGTTTCCGATGGAGACAAGACAATCAGATACTTCAGGCGATGCGATGGATGCTTCGCCACCTTTATTTACAGGTGACGTAGTACAGCAGGGAGTTGATTTGTTAGATGAAAATGACAGACATGGAAGAATTAATGTCAAGCAACAATCATCTACTCCTATAACAGTATTAGGATATTTTGGGGAGTTTAGTGTAAATTGAAATATCAAACAATAGTAATTGACCCTCCTTGGAAGGTTAGTAACAATCTTAAAGATTTGAAATATTATAGAACTGGAAAATCAATGCCATATAAGATGATGACTGACGAGGAAATTAAGATGTTTCCTATAAATGATTTTGCTGCTGACAGGTGCGACTTATTTTTATGGACAATAACATCAAGGATTCCATTTTGTTTTGATATTTTAGAACATTGGGGTTTTAAATATATGGACTTTTTAGCTTGGGATAAAGGTATTGGGGTTCCTGTAAATGGGATATATAGAAAAGTAGAGTGGGTTATTTATGCTTATCGAGGTTTGATGGGTATAAATAAGAAAGGTAAATTTATACCGACTACAAATATACTTTCAGAAAAAAGAGGTAAACATTCTCGCAAGCCCGATAGCTTTTATGAAATTATAGGAAATAATACAAAGGAACCAAGGATAGATATATTTGCAAGAGAAAAGCATGAAGGGTGGAATGCTTGGGGAGATGAAGTAAATTGAAAAGCAGACTCGCTGACTTTGAATGGGAACACTTAAACGATATTGACCTGCGTAACTTTGACCGTATGGGGTTTGAAGCGATACCTGAGAGCAGGGAACAGTTACAGATATACTTAGATACAGGCCTTGTCTATACAGGACTTGTTGACGATGACGTTATTATGATTGGTGGTGTTTGTGTTGTAAGACCGAAGGTAGGTTTTGCATGGTTGCTTACATCTGATTTAGTAAAAACTAATAAAGTATTTTTCCATAAGGCGTGTAGTGTTGTTATTGATATGGGGGTCAAGGAACATAACTTACATCGTCTGGAAACAACAATTATCGAAGGGCATGAGATTAGTAAAAATTGGGCTGAACGCATCGGATTTGAGCAGGAGGGATTAATGCGAAAGTTTGATGAAGATGGCAATAATTACTACCTCTATGCAAAGGTGATATAATGAGTTTTAAGCCGAGAGATATAGCTCTAATTGCTGGAGCAGTCGGGTTGGCAGCAGCAACAGGAGGGCTTGGTACTGCTGCTCAAGCAGCGATATTACCTGGAGTTGTAAGTGGTGGCGCAGGTGGTGGAGTATTGGCTACATCAGCAGGTGGGGTTAAAACATTAACAACTATAGGTAAGGCAACTTCAGCCTTAAAGGGTATTGGCACTGTTGCCAGTATTGCAGGTACAGGAGCGCAAGTTGTTGGAGGAATCAGAGCAGGTAAGGCTCAAGAACAACAGGCAGATATAGAATCTGTTCTGGCTGAAGCAGGTGGTATTGCAGAAGAAACAAGAGCATCTGAAGAGAGAACTGTAGCAGCACAACTTGAAGCAGATAGAAGGCGTGAAGGTAGGCGTGACATATCAAGGGCTATTGCAACGGAAAAAGGTCGTGGCTTTGCAGGTACTCCATTACTGCTTATTAATGAATTTTTAACTGATATTGAAGCTGATGTGGCTAATATCAGGTCAACAGGGGGGAAGAAGGTAGCTGCTGCTGAGGGCAGGTCTGCTTCTCGTAAATTACAGGGTTTAACCCTGAAACAACTTGGTAAGGCTCAGAGGACTAAAGGGCTATTTGAAGGCGGTTCTTCTCTACTTACCGGAATAGGGGGTGTGTTTACATGATGGTAGATTATTTTATAATAAACAAGATTGATTATAAGCAAGAAAAAGATATGTACCTTGTCAGGTTTGAATGTTGGTTTGATGGGGTGATGATAGGCAGAGATGGTTATGATATTTTTGTTAAAATTAAGCCCGGTCTTTCACTACAGGAACAGTCTGAGCTTATAAACAAAAAGATCAGACAGTTGATTACGGCCAGGATAGAACAAAAAGAAATGGGCAATGCGTTTGTAGGTAAGGATATTCCGTTTAAAGAAGAGATAAAAAATGTCACTCAAAAAAGCAGTAGCGGAAAACTCGGCAAAGAACACTCTTGAGGGTAAGTTCTTTGATAAGGATGGAAAGAATTATTTTAACAAGGAGAATACTATGAAACTAAAAGATGTAGAAAAAGCTTTAAAAGAGATTTTGCAGTTGATACAGGACAAGGCAAAGATAAAAAAAGAGATTGATTCTCTTATAATACAACGAGAAGATATTGCCAGAGACGTTGAGAAAGAGAAAAAGAAGGCTGTCAAAGAAGTAGCTACTCATAAGGGATCGGTGAATATCGAGATAAGTACTCTTACAACTCAGCTTAATAACTTAAAAGGCGAACTCAAGAGATTACCGGGCCAGATTGATGCCAAGAAGCAAAGTATTCAGTCACTCGATGATGTTATTGATGGACTTAAAGTACAGCAGGCAGAACTCAATACAGAGAATAAAAGGCTTAAAGAATCTGTAGAAGGGTTCAAAGCTCAAGGTAAAGAAATCGCATTTAAATTTACAAGCGTATAAATGGTACAACAAAAAAGATCACGAAGGCTGAATCCGGTAGACCAAGCGTTAAGTAGCTCAGGGAATGTCCCTGCTCCGAGTACTACAAGGATTGCAATAGCTGGGACTACTGAGAGGGGCGTTGCCAATATAGGAAAAGTAGTTGCTGCTTTTGGGCAAAAAGTGCAACAGGCGAATGATGATTCTGAGTTGTCTTTAGCAAGTATAAATACAACTAATGAAGTAGAGTTAAAGCTTTCTGAACTCAAAAACGATATTCAAGACCCTAAATTGTTTACTAAGGCAGCAAATAAAGAATTAAATAAGATACTAAACATTGCAACGAAAAAAATTGGATTTAGGAATAAGCAGAGGTTTAAGTCTGTTATTGCGACAATACAGGCCAGTTCAAATAAGTTTATCGCAAATGGGCATGTTGGCAAAGTTGTTGACATGAGTAAGGCAGATTTAGAGTCAACAAAAGATGATAATATTGAAGAAATGCTAACAGAAGGGCAGTCAAGTAGTGATACTATTGATATTCTCAAGGCAAAGACAAGTGAGTTATTCCAGAATGGTGTTTTAGATGCGGAGGGTAAGTTTTTAGAAGATAGGAAATTTGCATTAAGAGCAAAAACTGAGGAGTTTCTAAATACATATAAAGAAGACCCACAGAAAGCTCTTGATAAAATTAATAACGATCCTGATTTATTGGCAGAACAAAAACTTGATATTATAGACAAAACATCATCTCAGGTTTCTAAGTGGAATACCGAGCTTGCTAGGATTACTAAAGAAGCACAAACTGCTGACATTGTTCGTGTGTATAACAGTATTTTAGATGGAAGCACTGATAATATTGGCAGATTAAGAGAGCAAATGTCTGCTGGCAAGTTCGATTATAAAACAACCAAGGCATTAGAGTCTGATTTTGAAAATAAAATAAGCGGAAGAACTTTGGAAGATACAATAGCCTTTAGTGCATATGCAAATGAAATAATGTTGAATCCAAATATTTATAGTCCAACTCAAATTGCTACTCTTACAAATGTTCGACCTGAGAAAAGAACACAATTATTAGATTTACAAGCAAGACTTAATTCAGTTCCTATGTTTAATAGCCCTTTTTTTAAAGAAGGTATGAGAGCTATAGAAACTGAGTTTGCAAGGAACTTTATAGATTCTGTTGACCCTACCCGACAATCTACAAAGGTAGATATGAGGCTTGATTTTATTAATCGTATAGCCACGAGAGTTGAAGCTGAAACAAAACTTAAAAATAAAGATAAGATAGGTCTTAATTCCATAATAAGAGAAGAGATAACCACTACCTTAGATCAAATAAGAAATGCTCGTAATACTGGAACGGTTATAAGAGGAGAAGGACAATCGGAAAATGATAGAAGATTAGACTTAATGCAAAAAGCAAGGACGGGTACGTTAACAGATGATGAAAAGGCTGAAATGGATAGGGAGTTGGGAAGGTAATAATGGCAAAAAATAATAAAACAGAATCGCTTGGTTTGAATGAAACTACCAGTACGGTTGGCATAGTAGAAGATTTGCCAGAAGCACAAGAACAGGTAAAAAGGTTTCTTGAAACTACAGTCAAAAGGGACGACCAAAGGCGTATCGAACAATATGCTGAAAAGTTTGGATTGTCAGAGCCGGATGATCCTGACGATGTGCTTGGCTCATTTCAA